CTTGTACAGCAACTCTCGTGTAGGAACCAATCATCTGATTGGTTGCGTTATCATAATCACCAGAAACATACACCTCACCTTCAACAAGATGTGCCAGCGTGTCTTGAAGATGTTTCTCCGTCAAAGGTGTCCCAGTGACAGCAAAACATGCGTGCTTCAGCAGCTGTTTAGCTAGATGTTTCTGTAGGGGCTTGAGTAACCATGTCTCAAGTGCATCAGTTGTGGTGATTCCTCGAACTTTTAATGCCTCTTTCAATCCAATAGGTTTTATCCTACTGTCTCGACTTAAGCAAAGTGAGATTAAATCTTCAACAATGATGTCCGTACCAAGATTGATGTCATCCTCAGGACCTTCTGCAGCATATTCTAAATACGACTGAGAACAGGATTCTCCGTGCCTAGATGTAGCTCTAAAAGCATCCTCATCTTTCGATGGGAGTGGAGTCCGTGTCATGGGATTGTGCTCATCAAGATCATTGAAGTGATCATCAGGAACTGGCTCACTAAAGAGTCCTTCCTTCCGAACCGCCTTGATACTCTTGGGCCCTGCCGCAATGATTTTCTTAATATCCAACATTTGACCTCCTTTTAATATAGAAGTATCAACAGAACTTTGGAACGACGGAGCATTCTTAAATTCCGGATAGAAACCATCATCTCCGAGTATTTCTACTACAGATCTCCTGATCTCATTTTCCATATTGTGGACTGTAACGTCCAAATAGGTAGGTTTATCCTTTTCGGTTGTAAATAACGCGAAAGTCTCAAGATTAGTAACGAGACAATCACCATCACCGGAGCGTGGAGCTCCCTTCTTAACTCCTCTTGCGAGAGAGTCAATCAGTGACATTTTGGTGAATAGGACCTCTTGAGAAGACTCATCCAATCGATCAAACCACAGACTAAACTGCTTATCGACGACCATTTTAGGATTATCTTTCATAAGGTAAGGACATTTAGGGAGTACTGGTGAATGTTTTGCATACGCTGCAAAGCTCGCTAAACGATACTTCACAACCTTCATCCAAGGTGAGACATCGATAACCACCTCACGGTAGCCATGCTTGAGTGTCTGCACCTGCATCACTTTCGTCTTCGGTAAGGTACTTGTATAAACAGAGTAGACCATCCAAGTTGAAAGCATCCGCTTCCTCAAATCATTGGTTTTGATTTGATAACCAAATAATATTATGACTCTATATAAGTCAACAACAAAATCCCAGAGGCTCAAATAATCATTTGTGAGCTTAGATTTTGAGAAGAATGAGCTTACTTGAATAATTTTATTATATTCAGCTCTTTTAGCTTTAATTAGCAAATTTACCTCGTCTTCAGAGGGCGTGTGAATAGCCTCTCCTCCAACGATTGAAACAATACAATCATGACCTGAATTCCGTCTCCCACTAGAGACAACACCCTTGATGATATCACTACCATCGGTGCCTTTTGCAAACGGAAACGTAGATTTGAGTATATTCTTTGAATTTTCATCAAAGCTTAGTTCAAACTGTTTCCACAATTCAGTGTACCGCCCACCCACACACTTAAGTGCGCGATGATCCCCGTACGTATTTTCTTCAACACAAGGCTTTTGGCCCCTTGTTGTCCCCCTTATTGTTTTAAGGTGAGAAATACATGACCCCGAAGTTCCTTTAGAGAACTTCGACTCGCCCTTTTCACAGCCAATGAAAGGACTAGTATCCGCGATGAAAGCTTGACTTCCTATCGCCTTTTCGCTTTCCCACAATTGAAAGATGAATTCTGTCATGTCCTTTACGGACAGAGGATTCCTCAAAATTTCCAACTGTGAGTACACATTGTTTACAAATTCATTTAGCACCGAATTTGTGTCGTTCATTACATCTCTTAACTGAGTATTCA